CTGGAAGGATTTCAAGCCTTATTTTTATGCGCATTATTTGGATGGAGATATAAAAATAACATTAAAAAGTTTAGATACAGAGATATAGTTTTATTTATACCACGTAAAAACGCAAAAACTTTTTTAAGTGGTTTGATAATTTTACTTTTAATGCTTACAGAACAGAATTTTTCTGAATTTTATAGTATTTGTATAGATAGAGAGTTAGCAAAAGAAACAAGAAAAGGAATGGCACAATTAATAAGTGCAAGCCCTAGTATTTCAAAACATTTCTTTGTGTCTGAAAGTGAAACAGGAATTATAAAATGCAAGCTAACTAAAAGTTATTATGTTCCCAGGACTAGTAAGGCCGATAAAAATAATTCAATTCGTCCAGCGTGTTTTATAGCAGATGAAGTTGGAGCGTTTGTCAGTAATGATAATATACAGGCTATGCGTAAGGGACAACTAAGCGTAATGAATCCTATTTGTATTAAAACTACAACCGCATACGCTAATACGGACAGTATAATGTTAGAAGAACTAGAATATGATAGGGCAGTACTTAATGGTACTATTAAAAATCCTAGATTGTTTTGCTTATTATATTATTGCAGCAAAGAAGAAGCATGGACTGATGAAGGGCTTTACAAGTCGAATCCTCTTAGAATTGAACAAAATTATAATGAGATAAGAGCGGATCGTGAAACTGCAAAAGTTAAAACTAGTGAACAAAAAGAATTTCTCACTAAAAATATGAATATCTTTTTAGATACTGATGAACTTGAAAAGTATGTAAATATTGAGTATTGGAAAAAATGCAGAATATCCTTAAAGGAATTTAGGCAGAGAATAAAAGGTAAGAAAATAAAAATTGGTATAGATTTAAGTGTAACTACAGATTTAACAGCGGTTGGAATTGCATTTGAGGATGAAGGTATTATTTATTGTTATTCACATGGATTTTTACCTGGAGATAATTTAGCAGATAGGCGAGAGAAAATTGACTATAGAGAATACGAACGAAAAAAATACTGTGACATACATCCGGGAATGACAGTAAACTATGACAAAGTAGAAAAATTTATAAGAAATATAGAATCAATGTTTGAATGTGAAATTGATTCTATAATAACAGATCCTATGAATGCTGGTGAAATGGTTGGGAGACTAGCAGAGGATTATGATGTTACTAAGTTGAAACAAACATATACTATGTTAAGCCCTAGTACAAAAGAATTTAGAAAAAAAATGTATGATGGGAAAGTTAAATATGCAGAAAATGAACTGCTTGACTGGAATATGAACAATGCTACTACGAGCGTAGGTAAAGCAGATGATGAAATGCTTAATAAACAAGATAAAAACAAGCAAAGAATAGATATGGTAGTTGTATTAGTATTCGCACATACAGAATTAATAGATGATGTACCTAAAAATCCAAAACTTACAGAAGATTATATCAACAGATTTTTTAATAAGAAGGTGTAAAAATGAAATATTTTATAAAAAACATAAGTGCTATATTAGCAGAATTAATGCTTATTATAGGTACTTTTTTAATTTTAATAGTAACTTATAACTTGAATTTAATAGCTTTTTACTATCTTTTAGCGATAGTTATTATCATATTAGGTTTGTTTATAGCAAAAACTAGGGGGTGAAAGGAGGTGAATAAATGAAATTGTTTGGAAGAAACACTAAAAAGGGCATTAAAAATACAACATTAACACTAGATAGCCCCGACTTTTTAAGCAGTATAGGGCTAGATCCCGAAGGTACTGGCGATAAAATGGGTGAAATTACTTATTTTATTTGTATGAAAACATTGTGCGAAATTATGGGCAAGCTTGAAATAAGAAAATATAAGATTGACGATAAAAAAGGCAAGGAAAAAGTATTAGACAATGAATTAAATTATTTGTTAAATATCGAACCTAACCAGTATTATACTGCTAGTACACTTAAACAATCTATAGAATTAAATAGGAATCACTACGGAAACGCTTATGTATATACTGAACGCTACAGGATAGGTAGAAATGCTGGAAAACTTAAAGCTTTATGGATATTACCCTCTAGTGAAATGACTATATGGATGGATGATAAGGGATTATTTGGACAAACAAACGCAATGTGGTATGTATGGCAAGATGCTAAAACAGGCAAACAATATAGATTTAGCATGAGCGATATTCTGCATTTTAAGTCTTCTATAACATTTGATGGTATTGTGGGCAAAAGTATAAAAAATATATTAATAGACCACCTAGAAACTGCACAGAGCGGTCAAACTTATCTTAAAAAACTTTATAAAGGTAACATGCAGAGTTCAAAAATACTTTTATATTATACAGGCACACTGGATGTTAAGGGTGAAAAAGCACTTGTAGCAAATATGGAAAATTTTTCTTCCGATGTTGGAAGTGGCGCATTTATACCATTACCAGTAGGTTTAACTGCTACTACCTTAGATTCAAAATTAGTTGATGCAGAGTTTAGCGTATTAAAACAAGCCAATGCATTAAGTTTAGCTGCAGCATTTGGAATAAGCCCAAACTTTATAAATGACTATAGCAAAAGTAGTTATGCAAATAGTACAACTCAACAACAAGCCTTATTCCAGAATACTATGCAACCTATTTTTAAATGCTATGGTGAGGAATATACAAGAAGATTATTGATAACTAATGAAAAAAGAAATAATACTGTCTTAGAAGTAGATACGAAAGCATTATTTAAACTCAATCCAATAGAACAAGCAGGTGTATTAATGAAACAAATGCAAAACTTTATGATAACACCTAATCAAGCAGCAGAAGAACTGGGATTGCCTTATATAGATGATCCTAAAGCTAATATGTTATTAGGAAATGGGAATTATATTCCACTTGATAAGGTTGGAACCCAATATACACAAGGTACCCAAAAGTAAAGGAGGTGAATAGATGAAAATAAATGTTAAGGGAACGATAGTAAGCAGCGGTGATGCTTGGATATACGAATGGTTAGACATAGAACATACTAGTCCTAGCGGTGTTAATAAATCATTAGAAGATGCCAATGGCGAAGATTTAGAAGTTATGTTTAATAGTGGTGGTGGAGATGTATTTGCTGGATCTGAAATATATACTTCTTTAAAAGACTATAAGGGTAAAAGTGTAGGTAAAATAGTTGGAATAGCTGCAAGTGCTGCAAGTGTAGCTGCAATGGGAGTTAAAATACTACAAATTTCCCCTACCGCACAAATTATGATGCATAATTCAGCGATGCAGACCGCTGGAAACAATATAGAACTGACACACGATGCTGGAATATTAAAGGGTATTGATGAAAGTATTGCAAATGCATATATGTTAAAAACAGGCTTGCCCCAGGATGAAATATTACAACTTATGGCAGATGAAACGTGGCTTACCGCTCAACAAGCTAAAGAAAAGGGGTTTGCAGACAGTATAATGTTTGAAAAAGAAAATAAGTTTGCTGCAAGTGCTGGGAATGGACTATTACCTCAAAGTGTTATTGATAAAATAAGAAATGAATTTAAAGATAAAAGTAAAATTGAGAATGAAAATATTGAAAATGTAAACTCAGAAAATGTGGCCTTGAACTTAGCAAAAGCACAACTTGAACTATTAACATTATAGTTCTTTTTTTATGTCAAAAATCAAATAAAAATAAAGGATGGGATTAAATGAAATTATTAGCTGAATTACAAATTGGATTAAACAAATTAAGAAATGAAGCAGAGGTATTGAACAAAAAAGAAGGTGTTACTATTGAAGAAATTCAAAATATTAGTAATGAAATCAAATTAGCAAAGGCAAAAGTTGATTCACAGTTACAAATTGAAGCAGATGAAGAAGCAGAAATTGAAGCAACAGTTAAAGCTCCTATAGCTGGAACAGTCCTAGAAGGTAAAGAAGTACAAGATCATTATGTAGAGGTATTTTATAATGCACTAAGAGGTAAGAGTCTAAATGCAGAAGACATGGCATTACTACAAATTAACAACGCTTTAAGTTCAACAAGCGATGCTGATGGTGGTTACCTTATTCCGGTTGACCAACAAACTGCAATAAATGAATTAAAAAGGGAATTCTTGCCTTTAGATGTGCTTGTAAACATAGAACCAGTATCGACATTGACAGGAAACAGAAATATTGAAGTTGATGCTCAATATACGCCATTTGTAACATTTACAGAGGGTGATGACGTTCCCGATTCAGATACACCAACCTTTAGAAATATTGTTTACGCAATATTAGATAGGGGCGGCATACTTCCAATGCCTAATAACTTACTGAACGACAATACTGCTAACTTACAAGCTTATTTAAATAGATGGTTAGCTAAAAAGAGTGTCGCAACTAGAAATAGTTTAATTGTTACACTATTAAAAACATTATTAAAAACACAAATAGCAGATATTGACGATGTTAAAAAAATATTAAATATAACTTTAGACCCTGCTATTTCTGCAATGGCAATAGTTGTAATGAACCAAGATGCTTTTAATGTATTTGATACCATGAAAGATGGCGATGGCAAACCAGTTTTACAGCCTAATCCACTAAATGCCACTCAAAAAATGATAGCTGGAAAAGTTATTCATGTATACAGTAATAAAACATTACCAACAGTAGCTACAAAAGCACCAGTTTTAATTGGAAGTCTTAAGGAAGCAGTAACATTATTTGATAGACAACAAATATCTTTATTATCTACTACTGTAGGTGGAACTGCATTCGCTAAAAATAGAACAGATATAAGAGCAATCACTAGAGAAGATGTAAGAATGGTAGATACTGATGCATTAGTATTCGCAGAATTAACAATAGTGTAATTAAGAGGGGCTTAAAGCCCTTTTTAAATTAAAAGGAGGTATTTTATGTATATAACTAAGAATTATAACGATAAAGGTGGAGATAGAACTGTTGTAGGTGGAGAATTACATTTAGAAGATGGTTCAATTTTATCCAAAGGCAGTAACAGTGTTGGGGCATTTCTTTCACATTTACAAGTAAGCGCTATAAATGCAACAGTAGCAGACATAGCAGGAGTATTATTAGCGGTAACTGATACTGGTGTAGAACAAGTTATTACAGCGGATATTATTGGACTAAGTGTACCAAAAAATATTACTGCAACCGCAGGAGGTACCGCAGCAGATGTTGGAGCAATACAAGTAATAGTGGAAGGCACTAATTATGATGACGAGGTAATTACTGAAACTTTACCAGCCTTTACAGTTGACACAACAGGAAGTGTAGCAGGCTCTAAAGCTTTTAAAACAGTAACACAAATAACTATTCCGGCGCATGATGGAGTACTAGCTACAACGTCAATTGGTTTTGGAGAAGTATTAGGATTGCCAACAAAATTAGCGCACAATACAGTTTTAAAAAGTTATTTTGATAATATCGAAGAAAGCACACCGCCAACGGTAGTCGTGTCATCAACAACATTAGAAGATAACACTATTGACTTAAATAGTGTATTAGATAGTAAAGTTATAGATATATATTTTATTAACTAAGGGTGTAAAAACCCTTTTCTTTAAAGGGGTGATAAAGTGATAATTGAATTAGAAGAAGCTAAAACTTTTGCAAAAATAGAATATGAAGAAGAAAATGAAATAGTACAATTGCTAGTAGATGTTGCTGAAGAAGGATTAAAAAATGCTACAGGTATAGTTTTTGATAGTAATAATAGTTTAGCAAGACTTTACTGTTTAGTAATGGTGAAAGATTTATATGATAATAGAGAAATAACAGTAGAAAAAGCGAGCGAAAAGATTAGATTTACTATTCAAAGCATATTAATACAATTAAAATATTGTTATCCTCCAGAAGTAATTATATGAATAAAATAAAATATGATAAAAGGGTAGAGATATGGGGTAATGTAACATTTACTAACGAACTAGGGGAAACGGATTATACTACCGCTAAAATCAAAACAATATGGGCATCCATTGTGCCTAAAACTGGAAGTTTAGAAAAGACACAGGCTGAAACCATATTGACTAATACTACACATAAAATAATAGTAAGATATCTTAGCGGTAAGGATATAAAAGAAAGTGACTTTATAATGTTTAGGTCTCGCAGATATGATATTAAATTTATATTAAATCCGTTTTTCAAGGATGAAACCTTAGAAATATTCACAGAGCAGGTGTTGGAATAATGGCACATAATGGATTCAATACAAATGAACTTGATGAGTTTTCAAGGGATTTGCTAAGTTTAGCAACAACTACTTTACCCAGGGAAACTAAAAAAATGTTAAAAAAAGAAGCTAAAAAACTTTCAAAAGTTCAAAAGAATGTTTTTAAAGGTTTTGGAATCGGAGATACTGGAATTACAGAAAAAGAAGTTTTAAAAACAATGAAAGCTGGAAAGATTTATAAATATAATGGTGATTTGTCGTGTAGGGCATACTGTTCACACCCTTTAGGACATTTATTAGATCAAGGGTATATATTAAGAGGGGGTCGTAATCACGATGGCGCTGAATCTTATGTACCTGGATATAAATTTATTGATAGGGCTCAATCACAATTTGGATCTACTTATGATCAGGACTTACAAAATTTTATTGATGATATGCTTGATAATAATGGTTTATAATGGTATTATTATTGTAAAATATTTGTAAAGTGGGGTATGATATGAGTATGTTTGAAGTATCTAATAAAGATATAAACAAAATTAGTGGTAAATATGGTGGCGGTTATGCTAATATAACGATGAATGGACAACTAAATCTTGTAATAAAAAAAGATAAACTTACATTTAGTCAACTTTTTAAAACTTATCATATATTAAACTTGGAAAATATAACAGATGTACAATATAAAAGTAAACAAGAAATAAGCAAAGATATAACATTAACAAGGCTTCTTGCGTTTGGTATATTTGCGCTCGGATTAAAGAAAAAGAAAGTAGATAATAGTTACTTTATTATTATCAGC